GCGRTTTTATAATGCTAATCCTTAAAAGGAAAAAAAAACCCTTAAAAATTTTTCCTTTTGATTAGTGGTGCGCTAACTAAGTTAGTGCACCGATGCTGTACCCTCGATCCTACCCGGCGTGGCCTCGGCATCAATTTTTCTCAAGCATCAGCTGTGTTGCTTTAGATTTCCAAAACTGGAGTTCCTCCTCAAGATGCCTTGACGAGGAGGCCTCAATTTTAAATTTCCAGTCCACTTCATCTGGTGCAAAAAGAGATGAAATATCTGACTCAGCATCATCATCATCATCAGAGTACTCGGTCATTGCTGTTGTGAAATTTAACCCGGCGGTGATAGGTGCTCTACCGGCATCCACATTATATAAGGTCATAAGGCTAGTWGGTTCTGCTTGAACATCAGTTGGTGCTGCCCAAAAAGCAACCAATTTATTGGTCGCTCCATAAGCAACAAGGAAGTAGACCCCAACTGGTGTAGTGTGTGTAGTCCTATCAGTGGAATTCTGCATCTGCAAAAAGTGGTCACCAGCACCAGGCACGGGAAATCCAACCCAACTTGGCATAGCCCAGTTTGTGCCAGTTGCATCAGCAGCTAGCCATGGAGCCTTGGTCGTGGCTGTTTTAAGTGCCACAATCAGAGTTTTTGCTGTGTGTATGGCCCCACCTGACCTATTCTGGCCACCGAGAAATATAATGCCTGTGGTTGTAAAATCATAGATTTGTACTCTGTCTATATTTGCTCGTGACATGGTATTATTCTCCACACCAAACATCTCATTAGAACCACTAACTGTTTTTGTAGCTGGTACACCAGTCAAGTAGAGTTGTGTGCCACTCCAAGTTGTTGCAGCAGTATACTGTCCATCAGAAAAAGTGTATTGTGGCGGAATACCTGGCACGCCCGCCGCTTGTGGTAGTGGCAAATAGGAGCCAGTTGGTGCTGGCGGGGTTGGTGGTGARAAGCCCAGGGAGGTGGATCCAGCCTCATTGACATTTGGCTGTGTAAGCTGGGTAACATACACATCTCCTGCCGCTAGGGTCTGTGTTCCAGACACAGGTTGGTAGATCCTCGAATCCTTTGCAGCATCTTCAACACTCGCATAGATAGCGTAAGTGGATGTCGTATTTGCTGCTCCAAAGATTTTCCGAATGACCCACCAACCACCTTTAAGCAGCCAACCCCATGGGCCTATTGAAGCTGCCACAGTATCAACAACAAGCGTGGAAACTGCCCAGAATTTCTCGCCAGGCCCATTTGTTTGGGCATTTGGGCCTCGCGGCCCCCTGTCATTATCAAGGAGTGCACACAATCTAGTGTCAGTTGTTGTCATTACCAACGAGCCATCTGACAGGTTTGTCAGCGTAACTGGCTGTGTGGTGGTGATTTTCTCATTAACCATGATAGCCAAGTTTGGTTTAGGGGCATAGTTGGAAAACAGGTATGTGCACCTGATCTCTATCAGGAAAAGCGAGCCAAGGTACGATGTTGTAGTGGCGGTGGAAAGGGCTAGTATGGTTTTCAAATATGTCCAAAAGGAGATGGATGGACCCACAGAATTAGTGGGATCATCTCCTGAATCCATATTCCACCATCCTTCCCTGGGGCCTGTGAGCATTCTTGGTGGGACCTTCCACACAAACCTAGAACCAATTGGAACTTCTGCATGATACTTAGCTTTAATTGTATCAGGCGATTCGGCTGTGGCGACCCCACTCTCTTGCTCTAGAGAAGCAAAGGAGACTGTCCCAATCACATTAGCTGACCCCGCCAGGGGTGTGAAATACACATGTAGCTTGGCAATTTTCCAAAGTCCATACTGTGATGCCCTGATAGAAAGTGGAGAAGATGTACTGCCTGAGTCTTGGTTCTTCATCAGAAGTGGATTTACAAACACCTTAAGCTGACGCGTGAGTGAATCATCATTATTTCCTATGATTCGTCCTACAGTAACTACGGTTGAAAAAGTGTCCGAGATCTTTGGACCACGTGTTTTTGCTTTCAGGGTTTTGACCTGGCGCTCAACCTTCTGTAGCCGAACTTTCCTAGGTTTCTGCTGTTTGGTCTTCTTTGGCACTGTTTTGGTTTTCTGCGTGACTACTTTGCATTTCTTCTGGGCCTTAGGCCCAGCTTTGCCAGCCGGAGCCGACATAATATTTCGGTCCACCACTCACCAAATTTCTGCGTAAAAATCGGGCCCGATTTTCGGTAACGCAATGCCGGCTTCCTTGGCATGGCGAGAAACGCTCTCAATCTGTTTATCCAAGTAGTCAACAACTTCATCTGATTCATTTTCACACAGTAATCTGAGTGACACAAGTTTTCCCCACAGAGATTGTATGTCTGGCAACCTTGACACAGGATCACTCAATGTTGACAATATCTTRTCCACATTAGGTTTCCCCACATATTGACCTTTCCTTTTTGTCCAAACCATACCACAAAAGGAAACTCCTTCAAGAGAGGGGAACACCTTAATGTTATCAGGCTTAACCCACATACCAAACACATCTTTGTACATGGCAATAACTGCAGCAGTATCATAGGAATTTATAAACCTCTTGTCAACTGCTAAAAGCCGGTCATCACCATAACAAATCCAATCTGTGTGTTTTTTGATTTCACAGATGGTGGGTAGCCTATTGTGTTCCTTGTAAAAAAGATAAGCTAACTCAAAGACAGTTAACCAAACATTAACAAAGTTGTTGTCAACTGTGGTAGAAAATTGTCCAGATGGATTGCCACCATAGATCTTACAAACCTCACCTGTAGGGAGAAGGACAACCTTATCAATAAGGTTCTCTACATACCAATTGTAACGATCCCTATTTTCAGGTGTCTTATACTTAGGATCAAGAAGAAAGAACCGCATAAGCTTAATTCTTCTAAACAATTCTGGTGGTATGGTGCCATCAAATCTAGTCCAATCAAGTTCGACATAGTACCTATGTTCACCATATAACCGGGTGGCCCTTCTATGTATACCTCCAAAAAAGGGGGACCACCCAACCTGGGCATGATGATTTTCAGTTTCCAATTTCATTAGGGAATTCTGATGTTGTTCAAATGCTGCACCTATCCTAGTAAACACTGGGTCAGTACACAGGATCATTCTTATGTCATCCTGTTCAATCTTAGCAAGTTTAAGAACCTCCGTCTTGAGAAAACACCACCARAGTGGCTTCTCACGCGGTCCCACCTGCCAAACTGTTTTATATTCATCCCAGCCACATGTGGACAGGTATTCCCTTTCTGTAGAAAACACTTTAAACTTTGGATACCCAGGTGTTGAGTCCAGGTTTTTCTCAGTTGAAGTAATGGGCACAATCTGTGACCCAGACATATAGTCATGTTCCTGCAAGCAATATGAATCTGCCAAATTTAGTATAGATGAATCCAATTGTGCAAATTCAAGAGGTTCACTATAAAAAAATTTTTCAAACATTTTATTATATGCTTTTATTGTCCATACTGCTGGGCCATAAGTTTCTTGTCTCCAGGGTTCTACCAACTTAAGGAGTGGGTCTGTTATCACATTTCTCCTCTCAACCAATCTATCTACTGGAATATAGCCCAGGACTTCCACATTCATAGGAACTGCAACATGATGTCTAATGGGTTGTAAGTCAAATCTCCAATCAAAAATGCCAAGTCCAAAATCAAGAGGCTGGAACACCCTGCTTGGCTCAGGGTGACTATCTAGTTTTTTGAACACGTAGTGACAGCATGCTGCTCCATTTCACGCAGGTTTGCAAAACCTGCAGAGCACTTTGGGCACTTAAGATCTCTCGAGTGCCCTTCTACATCACTGTGGACCACCCCACACCAGAAACAAAACCTCCTAGTGTGCCTATCGCGGCACATTTTATGATTGTGTGGTCTAGTCTCACCACATGTTCTACAAGTTTTCTTCCTCTGTTCCAGCACTATTTCAGTTGTTCTCTTTGTTTTGACAATATCTTTCTTATTATCATCAAATGTTGCAACTGTTGTCCTTGCATCCTTTGGGTATTCCTGAACTGTCTTAGCACCAGTAGTCACAGGCTTGATCTCAGTATGATCTATTTCCTTATTTTCAATCAAAATAGTGGCATCCCCTGCACTATAAATAGCATAACTAGTTCCCTCAGTAAGGTCTTCTTGCTTCACTGCTTTTTGAAATTGCTCCTTATAGGCCTCTTCTCGCTCAGGCTGACACTCTACCTTTGTAGTTTGCCAATTACCTTTTTTCAAGGTGATTAAATGTATCAATGCCTGATCAACAAAAGTTCGCCTGATCTTTTGATATGCAAGTTCACCCCTATCTTCTAGTGCAGCTTCTACCCGCCTATCAATTTCTTCATTTAGGCGTTCATCTTCTAACATATCATCATACCAGTCGAGATCATCATCTTCACCAATATCATTGTCTATGAGATAATTCTGCCATGCCTGTTCTCTCAATTGGTCAACAACCTCTTTAATTTCATCAGGAGAAAACCCATCCTCTACCATTTTATTATACTCTTCTTCAGTAAGCATCCTCATACGTGAGAAATGTGCTTTGGAAAGATATTTTTTCCCCAGAGCATGCTTTCCACCCCTTGCTGTTCTCTTTGTCTTCCCTTTTTTCTTCTGTTCAACAAACACTTCCACAAGCTTAGCCAGTTTTTCGGTTGGTGGCAATGCTGAAATCTTTTCCATAACAGATTGTAAATTGATCTCATCAAACAGCTGGGCACAAACCATTTTCTCAATGTCATCACTAAGACACTTAATAGAGTTTGACGAAAACTCATAGAGGTCCTTAAGCTGAGACTCAAGTTGGTTAACTCTAGCAGACACAAGCGCCACCTCCTCAACTTTAGTTCTCATCCTATCCAATTCTGTCAAAATAGCTGCATGTGATACCTTAGTACCCTCTATGATACGTTCCATCAACTGATCATCAATTTGAGATTGTTGAGCAAGGAACTGTGTTTTTAAAGTGTCTACAAGAACTACCCCTTGGGAAATAACTCCTTGTGAACCAAGATGCATTCCTACTAGGCGACCATCAGAATCAACATACGGTGCACCACTATTTCCAAACTGTGTGTTAAAAGAATTGAATATGAAACCTGAATCAATGGTACACCAACCCTGATAGGAAGCTTTCTCTACCATATCTGGTTTAAAAGCACACAGTTGAAGGTAGCTGTCTTCAACCTTCTTTGCAAGCCTAAGTGGTTTTATGTGCTGAAATTCCTTGGTAAGGGGTATTTCCACCAGTGTGTCCACACATTCAAACAAGTCAATAACACGCTTGACTTTAACTTTCACTTGTGTTGACTCACTTTTGATAGTTACAAATTTAGAACCTTGCACAACATGGCCAGCTGTGAAAATTGAGTTCATAAACCGCCAGCCAACCCCAGAGCCTCCTTGTCCTTCAACAACCACTATAGAGTCAAACCTATTTGGTCCAGATGGTATAACACCTCTAATTGTAAGAGACTGCTTAATCTGTGAAATCCTTTTTGCCATACTTTGCCGCACGAGTGTTACACGCGACACTTTTTCAGTGTTTCCGTCTGGATGTACAACAGTTATAGTTGAATTTGCAAACTTAACCCCAACTGACACCGTCAACGTAGCAACAAACAGTAATATTTGAGCTACCATGGGGATTGAGAGCTGTTGTAATACTATAACACTAATAGACCAGACTGCAAGAAACACAACCTGAACAAGTGCAGTGGACACTGACACTAACAACTTCACTCCATCTGAAGAAAAGAAGGCCTGGCACACCATCCATACCCATGCCACAAAGAGGTTGTAGGGTAAAAAATTTGGGAAAACCAATTGAAACCCTACAAACGGCAATATCAGTGGTTGGAAAATAACACTTGCTATTGTAACTGTGATTGGTGGAACATTCAAGTATAATGCTACCAATAGAAGTGGTAGAACCATTACCATCTTCAATTTGTTGGTTGCGAGCGCAGCTGAAAAAGCAAAGGTGACAAGTGCATCTAACTTGTAGTATGATATTGTCTTATAAAATTGTGAGACTGAGACCATGAACGCATTGAGATTAGATGTAAAAATCTCAAGAAATTCAGAAGAATCACACTCAACCGGAATAAGTGTCTCAAGCCTATTCTCACACCATACTTTATGTGCTGGATCACCAATATGCGTGCCAAGAAACTTATTAGCACTCTGTTCACACTCTTCACGTAGCCTGGCAGCATCAATTTGAGATGACAGAACTATGTTGCCAAAGGTGTTGTAGCAACGCGCCATTACATCATGAAAAGTCAGGGACGGGACAGGCAAATTGCTGTTCACAACTAGGCACCCGAAGTCTGGTTTGACACATTCAGCACTCGTGTAATGTAGGAAAAGGAAGAAGACCACTGCCATAAAGAGCCAGTCAAAAAAGCTGAACGCCTTAGTCCTAATCGAACTGCGTTTTCCCAGCTCTTTGAGCAGATGAAGCTCACGCTCACGCGTTTCATCAAGCTCTTTCTGTAGGGCCTTCCTCGCTGCAAGAGAGTGCTCTAATATATCCTTATACCTAGCATCAACTTTTCTTTCTTCGTCCCTGGCGCGCTTGAGTTCAGATTCCGCTCGCATCGCCCTTGCGATCAGATTAGATGTTGTGGCGAGGGAGGCTGTGAGTCTTTGTGCTTTTGCTGACTGGGCTTTCATGTAGGCCAAATCTTTCATGCTAAGAAAGCACTCTGCCCCTGTTGGACACCAAGAGCAGCCGTCAGAAAATTTACGGAAGATGCCTACAGATGTGTCTTTCACCCCAATAGCAGTTGTGATATCCTTAAGATACACAACATCACAAGACATCAAGCCTTTCCATGCTGGATCTTCACCATAAGCCCCTCGCATGGCCTCGAACAAGTCGTGAACCCCTTCCAGGTTCACTAGTTTGTCGAGGCCGGCCACTATGGGCCCATCAGCTGGAGCAAGAGCCTTGGGCGCCGAAGCGCCAAGCGCCGAAGCGGCGGCAGCCGCCATCCCACTTCGG